CGTGACCGTTTCGCCAGCCTGATACTCTGCCGGCAGCGGAATCGCCACGAATGCCCGTCGTGTCGTCGCACCCGCTGCCTTCAAGTCTCCAGCGTTCAGCCGCAGCGGATCGGTCGTGATCGACGCGAAAGCCATCACGATGCCGAGGTCATCGGACGCGGCAGCAACGGGGAGCAGGGCCGCAAGATTGTCCCATACCCGGAAGTCTGTGAAGGGGATGCTGTAGACTTGGAGGTTCCGCTGGAGCGCTTCCAGAATGTCTTCAACTGCATCCGGCGTCAGGCTGATGCCAGCGCCGAACGTCACCGGGGCGCTGAACCGAACAGCTTCGTTGTAGGTTGTTGCCATGGATATCCTACACCGTCATCTCGACGGGCATATTTCCATCCGTCGGCCAGGTCGGTTTCATCGTGACCGTGCGCGTGATAATTCCGGTCAACGGCTCGTTGCGGTTGAACGACATGACTTCCCAATAGGCGCGCACGCCGTTGCTTCCCGAGGTCGCCGACGGTCCGTTCAAAACGGCAATGTCGATTTCCGTCCCGTTGATGAAGCTATTTTTGAGGGCTGTCCAGTTGGCGTCGGTGGTATCTTCGATAACCTCGAACTCCACCGTGGCGTTCTTCAGCGCGCCAACCGTTAGCGTCCACCCGGAAAATCGCGAGGAAGCGTCCGCCTCGGTTTTGTCCAAGTTGAGAGTCACATCTTTGGCAAGCGCTACGTTGGACCACACCGGCGAGCCATACGTGCCGGTGTTCCGGTTGATCGTGGCATTCCTGCCGAGTTTGATTGCGCCCATGGAGGTCGCCCCTTATCGAACTTTGTTGCGCCACAGAGCCGGGAAGTTCTCCCGCTCCCGGTCCATCGCCGGCTTCATGAACGGATGCGGTGAGATCGTCGCCTTCACTTCTTTGCCGTGCGTCGTGATGATCGACGTACCGCCGTGCTCCAAAGCCCTTGGCGCATCGCCGCGTTTCGTGTTGAACTTGATCGGCCCGATAACCACGTTCGGCCGCGGCGTCGCCTCGAAGGCGAAGTAGATGAACTCGCGGAGCGGACTCACGCTCTGCGTCCGCGTCGTGCCCTTGCTCTTGCTCACGCGCGCGCGCTGCATCGTCTTGTGACCGTGCGGCGGATGCCCTGCCGGCGCTGAACCTTCCCGAATCTGAATCGACTTCTGCGCCGACTTCCGCACGCGCCGACCGATTTCCTTGAGCGCTGAGAACGTGGCCCGGTCTACCGCCCGCTTGACCTTGGGGCGATCGAAGAATCCAGACTGCATCTGCTTGAAGCTCATTCCAATCACGGGCGGTATCCTGTCACGGTGAGCACGATCCAGGTTTCAAAAATCCCCTGAGCGTCGAGCCTGTCCAGGTCGTAAGTGAACGGCCGCTCCGCAAGCGTTACTTCCGGCTGCGTCAATCCCGTCACGGTCAGCGCCGGAGCCGTGATCAGGTAGTAATCGTGCACCTCTTGCCCGAGGTACTGGAGCACCTTGACAGCGTTGCGGTCGGCCGGGTTGACTTCCTTCTGGAAGTCCACCACGACGCGATAGCGAAACTCGTGGAGGCTTCCGGCCCCGGTCCCCCGCGTCTGCCGCTCGTTCTCGATCGCCGTCGCCGTGACGCAGCACTTCAGGTCTTTCAACTCGCCGGCGTCGATGTCCCAAACCGGGACCGCCTTTTCTTCGGCGGTGAACGCTAGCGACCAGTTGCGGGCCGCAGTGTTCAGGTCCGCTACCACGGCCTCGGCGACCAGGGTTTCAATCGGCGTCGGCGTTGGCATCACGCGGGCCCGGAATGTTTCGTGTGCACCCTGAGCACCAGGCCGAACTCATCCGAATAGCGCCACTCCTTTTCGGAGTTGATCGGCAGGACGCGGAACAGCTGGCCGAGCAAGTCCGTCGCGCCGTCGGTCACCACCAGGAGGTCGCCTTTCTGCGGGAGCGTCACGGCGCCGTCAATCTGGTAGTCCGCCGTCTGAATCAGGAAGTCCCGGTCGGTGCGCTCCGTCTTGACCAGTCCGTCACCGGTCAGAGTCCTCAAGAGCTGACTCCCCAGCGTCGCGCTCACTCCCGTCGTCACGAACCCCTGCCGCGTGATCGAGATCGTCACGGAGCAGTTGTCCTTCATCTTCCCCGCGAGGAAGGCTGCCCCCCTCTGGAGTAGGTTCGGCATCGGCAATCTCCAGCAGGTGCTCTAGGTCGCGCGTCAGGATCGTGACCTGGCTTCCTGGGTTGCAGCCGCACGCGCCCTTGAGCAAGGCGGCGGCTATGGCATCGTCAACGACAGCCACGCACACGGCGCCAAGGTGGCTGGAGTCCACGGAGCAATAGGCCCCGGCTGACGCGGCGAGGGCGGCCTGCAATCGTTTCAGCGGGTCAGGTCGCATCGATTACCCCGCTACCAGCGTAACTTCGAGCACCTGCGAGCCGGTCCCGCTCAGGTCAAACGTCTTGGCGCCAGCAGCAACGTCAGGTGCCTTGTCGTCAAGGTAGATCGTCGCCTCGCAGTCAGGCTCCAACGGAATCGTGAACGTTGCTCCGGCAGCACCAAGCCCGTAACCGTTCGAGGCGCCCTTCGTGATGGTGATCGGGTTGGCGTTGTCCGACTTGCTGCGGACCTTGATCATCTGGACCTTGAGGCCGAGGAAGGTCACGGCACCGGCTGCACCGTTGAAGTCCGGGAGGCTCGTCAGGTCGATGGTGCCTACGCCAGCAGCAAGCGCTTTCTGGAACGACGAATACTTCGTGACCGGAACGGCAGTCGCCCCGGTCAGGCCCTCGCTGCGGTTCATGCCGTTCGTGGTGATCGTGTTGTCGGTGCCGAGGAACACGCCCTCGCCAGTCTCGACGATGGTCACCTGCGAAACGTAGGTAGCGGCGATTGACACTGGCGCACCTCAAGTAAGGAAGGAAACCGCCGACTGCAACTCTCGGCGGTCCCTTGGTGGCTAAACGCGCGGAGTCATCGGCGCGTGAAGCGCCCGGACAATGGTGTTTGCGCCGGTGCCTCCCTCCAACAACACCCCAAAGGTCGCATTGTTGGTGCTGGTGCTAACCACCTTGTTGTTGGTGTCATCCCAGTAGACGGTCGCCCACGCCGCCAGGTTGGTCAGCATCGTCACGTCGTAGACGCCGCCGCCGATGGCGATGGCCCCCTTGACGTTGTTGACAATGGGCAGGTGGGTGATACCGAGCCCGAGCCCGGTCAGGTTGCCCAGCAGGACCACCGCCCCCGCGGCGCGGTTGCCGGCCGCCCGCGTGAAGTCGGCCATTGTCGGGTTGCCATGCCGGAAATCTGCTTGGGCCATTTCAGAATCTCCTAAACGGATACAAGGGTTTCGGCCGGCGCCGGCCGGACAACAGCGAGGGAATCACAGCGGGACAACAACGTAGCCCCGCCACTGAGAACTTCATTAACGGCCTGAGTTACGCCAAAATCAGTAGCTGGCCGTGAGTAGTCGTGGAACACGAGCACGCCGCCTGGCTTGAGGACCGCGGTCGCCAGCTCGGCGTCACGCAGGACGGATTCGCGGTTGTGGGCTCCGTCGATGAAAACGAGGTCGTAAACGGGCGGCAGGCTCGGCAGGATGTCCTCCGAGGTGCCGTGGAGAACGTTCACGCGATTTGCGACGCCGTGAGCCGTGACGTTCTTGGAGAATAGCTGGAACGTCTCGCCTGGGACTTCCGTGCCGCGGCCATCGAACGGGTCCACGGTGCCAACCGAGCGCGCCTTCTGAGCCAGGCAGATTGTCGAGCGTCCGCAATAAGCGCCGATTTCCAAGACCACCTTGCCGGCGGCGAGACGGGCAAGCTCCTTGCCTTCATCCTCCGACAGCCACCCGGCCACGTCAGCCGGGAACCAGTCGGCCGCTTCGCGCGGGATGGCGCTCTCCGTCAAATACTCCTGATCGTATTCGTAAGGCCCCCATGGCTGGGTGTTGCCGAAAAGCACCGTGCCGCGGTGGCCCAGCTCGACCTTGCGCGTGCAGCCGACCTTGAGCCCCAACTTGTGGAACTGCCGCGACAGGTTCCAGTCCTCCGGCTCGACCTGGGTGAACCAGATTTTCTTTTCCTTGTCGAAGCAAATTCGGTCGTTGACCGTGAAGCAGACCGCGTAGGCCCATTGGATATCAAACTTGCACACCCACAGGCCGGTATTCAGAAGCAGCGGATAGCCGAGGTCGTCGCTGGTGAACGTCTCCGGCAACCGGTGGATTTCCTTCATGGTCAAGCGACCGTGCACGCGCCACGGGTCGCCATCCTTGCGCGCCATCGCGATGCTTGTCACGCCGCGCTGGTCCTTGATCGGGGCCACGACGCCGAGCACGTCGAGTTTCTTTTCCTCAAGCTCGGCGACCAGCGTCTCCAGCCAGCCTTCCTTCGTCTCGATGTCGGCGTGCTGCATCGCGAAGTAGTCAATAGGCTCATCCTTCTGGGCGCGGTTCAAAGCCCACGTCCAGAGAATGTTCATGTTTTGCGCGAGAAGCGACGACTGCTCGATGCGGGTCTCCACGGCGAGAGACTTGCTGCGCGCGTGGCTGAGCAGGCCCACGGCCGCACCGGCGGTCATCTCGCCGTAGCAGGGCATTCCGAGGCAGACTACTTTCTTGGGCGCAGGCAGTGCGGCAGTTTCGGCAATCGGTAGCGGTGTCGGTGCCTTGTTGAGCCCGCAGAGGCGGCGCAACCAGCCAACGCTCCGTCCGAAGAATCCTTGGGACGGAGTATGGCCGTTACTTGCGTGGCCGTTCAAGCCGCCATTACCGTTCGCCGACATCACTTCTTCCTCGCCTTGCGAATCGCCTTGACAATGTCGTCCTTGCCCGTGGTGCCGTGGAGGTTGATCGCCTCCGCCTTGGCCAATTCGTGAAGTTCAACGATGGTCTTGGCGTCGAGGTCGTCGCCGGTCTCGTGCGCCGCGCGTGGCGCGGGTACGTCAACGTCGTGCGGAACTTCCGCGAGATTGGCGGCGAGAAGTTCTTGTGCTTCGTCCTCGTCGCAGTCCACGACCTGACCCTCCTTGTAAGCCGAGTAGGGCTTGGCGAGGTTGCGAAGGACGCGGATCTTGAGTTTCTTGGACATCGTTTCACTCCTTATGCACCGGCGGCACGAACGCCACCGCGGAACTCTTGTAATGCAACACCGAACTTCAGCACGCCACGCATTTGAATCCCGAGCATGTTGAAATTGGCGTCGGTCGTTTCGATGGTCGGTGTTTCGATGCCGTCGAGGAAAACCGTTTCAATGACGGGAAGGTCACCGGGATCAGCGAGCAAGTACCATGCAGTCGTCGAGAAGCCGGTATAACTTGCGTTCTGGAGATAGGGGCTGCTGACGACGCTGAAGGCACCGGCGAATACGTTCTGATCGGGCATCATGCTGTTCGCCGTGGTCGTGCCGACGACGGTCGTCGAGTTCATCAGGTTCAACGCAGAAACGCGAAGGGACGACGGGACAAGCAGGATTAGCGGCATCGAGCCCAGCGGCTTGCCGTCGGGATCGGTTTGCAAGCGGAACTTTTCGTCAGCGAGCCGCAAGGCTTCGAGGCCGGTGGCCCCGGAGAGTACCGACGTGCCGCCGGTGATGACGTTGTTGTTGCCGGCGGCGAAGAAAGCGGAGTTGTTCAGGAAGATCGACCAGAAAC